CTTGCGCCTGGATCACCGCTCCCTGTGCGCTGATGCCGGACGCCAGCGCTTGCTCTCCGTAGCGCGTTCCTGGACTCAGGTCAGCAACCCGCGGCTGGACGTTGGGCGCTTGAAAGCCGCCGAAGCCTAGCCGTCTAGTGGGCGGTGCCATCACGGACCTGATTTAAATTAGCCAAATAAGTTCCCCGCACCGACCGCCCTCGACGCAGAGAACGCGCCCGATCCGATGGAGGAAAACGCGCTTGCCATGCCGCTGGCTCTCGTGATGCGGGCTTGAGAAGCGCCGCCCCATGCGATGACGCTTTGCTCATACGGAGACACCTGCCGCACATAGTCCGCTTCCGCGAACCGCATACCTGCCTCGCTTCGCCGGAAAGATGCGTCGAGCCGCTGAGTGTCGCCGCGAAGCTCGCCCGTCAATCGCTGTATCTCCGTGTTCGACATGCCCGCGTAATAATCCTCAAGCCCGACACGCAGCGCCTCGGTCGTTGGCGTGTTGCCGAGATTGACCATTCTTGCCGCCGAGCTAGCGTCGAGCGACGCTATCAATTGCAAGCTCTTCGACATCGAGTCGTTTGCGATCTCTTTTGCCTTGACCGTTTCGGCACGGCCTTCGAGATCAAGAAGTGCGGCTTGCGCTTCACCCAGGCGAGCGGTCAACTCCAGCTGTTTGCCTTGTGCCTCAAGAGTGCGAATCTCGTTCTGCGCTCGAAGACCTGCGAGGCGACTTTGCTGAAGCGCCATCTGCTGCTGCGCCTGGGCTTGCTGTTTCGACGCCTGCATTTGGCCCATTGCCGACACGGCACTCATCGCCATGCCTATAATCGCGAGCGTTCCACCAGCCATTATTGTCCGACACTCACTTTGTATTCGCAGCCAAGAAGATTGAAGTACAGCGGATTGCTCTGCGAGAACGTCAGCTGCGCGGTTCTCGAATAGCCGAGCATCGGCCCAGAAGTTTTAACCCCCGTGAAGGTCGTGACAGAGTCGTCGAAGCCGGCATCGTCGAAAGCGCGGAAGCTCATCGCGTTGCCGTTTACGGTGATGTTTTGGGTCAGGTCGAGAACGAGAGACGCCTCAAGAATGCGCTTCTTCTGTCCGGTGATCGGCCCGCTCGCCAGCCGGGTTTCTACCGGCATCGTCTTCACCTCCGGCGTGTAGTCGATTCCGAACTCGATGTAGCTCGATGCCGGCCGCTCAGTGGTCGCAACTCCGGCCGACGACACAGTCTGGTCTGCCAGAACGATGTCATCGGCGATCACCTTCACCGAGGTCGATGGTAGGTGCGTCAGGTTCCTGGTTTCCGATACCGTGGTGAAAGTCACGGCGGCATTGTCTGCCGGCGAAGACGCCAGGGCGGCAGTTAAAGTCAGGGTGCTTTTGAAGGTGGTCCCCGTACCGTCATCCGAAATCGCCGTCGCCGCAGAAATTGTGTAAGTCCCGGTAACTCCTGCTACCGAGAACGTGTCATCTTTTTGAGGTTGCGCGGTGAGAGCGTCGATTTCCAACGACGTCCCAGTTTGGCTAGCCCCGCGCACCAACGGGCTGCCGTAGTTCGCAGGCGTGACCTGTAGTGCTGCATCCGTTGTGAAATCCGCATCGAACTTCTCCACATGGTAGACGGTAGCTGAATTGATCGTCCGCTTTACGACGACAAAGATGTCGGAGACGTCTACGGCGACAGCGACGAAGGTGCCACTTGTCGTAAACAAAGACGGCGCGATGACCTTCTGACTGCGTAAAAAACTAAACGCTGCCATCGATCCGTCGCTTGAGTTGACGACCAACAGCAGGTCGCCCTCGTCGGTCGAGGTCGCCTTGCGGAGCGCCATGTCGATTGGCGTCAGGAGAAGATGCGAAGACAGCAGCGAGAGGTTATTCGAGATGTAGTTGGCCGCCACGTCACTAAACTGAAACTCAAAAAGAGCCTTGCCGTTCCGATGGACAAACAAAGTCCCGCCTTCAGAACCTTGCGGTCTGAGCGCGACCTTTGCGCCGTGGTTACTGCCGCGTTTGATTGCGATGTTTGTCGGCGTGATCGGCGAAAGGTCAACGATCGGCACGGAGTACTCCGCACCAATGGTGAAGATCTGAAGATCGCGGCCAGAGTGCAATCCGACAATCGCGTTCAGTGTATCGGTAGCGATCGTCGCCTCGATACTTTCGTTGTCGAGGCTTTGCCCAGGGTTGAAGTTGAAGTAGTCCGAAACCCTACTGGCAAAGCAGGTCGTCGGCCTATCGCGGGTGCCGCCAAACCACAGGCGTCCTTGATGGAACGAGGCCGTCCGAGGGTAGCCTCGGGTTGAACTCCAGACATCCTCGTATCCGCTTTCAAGGGTCCAGGCTGCCGAGGCGAGAGCAGCCGTCGAGAAGAACGGCAACTCGGTGATCGCCGAGACGACCGTCGCCGACGTGAACCTCACGATGCGCGCACGGCCGAGGCCGTCGTTTGCCTCGGCATACTGCCCGACCTGACTGGCAACACTAAAAGTCGACGAACTGTCTGGATTGGTAGACCAAGCAACCGAGACTGTTGCGACCTTCGACGACCCGACGTAGTCGCTGATGATGCGGGTTTGCCCTGACCCGGTGTTGCCGGTGATTGTCACCGAAGCACCGTTGTAGATGTCGTTGACTGCCGAGGCAGAGCCATCGAGCGTGATCGTCGACGACGCACCAGCTTGTGCGGTGCCGGCGCGACCCTCATGGAAGACACTGGCGCTGGCGGTCAGTGTGATGTTTCCGCTCACGCCTGACGGCGTCAGCGTTGCGGCCGGTGAAGTCGTCGTAAGTGTGAATGCATGCTTCGGAACGAAACCAAACGTGACTGTGCTAATCGTCCAATCGCTGTGACTTGCTCCACGCACGATCTTGCGCGGGGCCATGCTCTCCTGCACCAGGACCAGCGTGTCTGCGCTTTGCGTGTAGTACATGTCGGCGAGCGTGGCGCTGCCAATCGAGGTCGCCAGGTAGTTATTGCCGCTACCGTTGATGCCGGTCACGAGAGTGCCGTTGCGGTAGATGAACATCTTGTTATTGACGAAGAGCAGCATGTAGCTGTCGACCGTCGAAAACTCGAACGGCACCAGCTTGACACCGTTTGCTGGGCTGTCGCCAGAGGCGATCGTGTCGATGTACTTGAGTCCGGGGCGGCGGGAGATCCCGCCCTGCGGCGCGATCAGAACATTGCGCGCCTTCTGGAGAGCAGAATAATACTGGTCGATGTCGATTCGAGACGCGAGAAGTGGATCGATCTCGCCGATCGTGAAATCCGTTTGTATCGAAACAACTCGCGGCACTTAACGGACATCCGTCAGCGGGAAAGTCGAAATAAAGTTTGGTATCTGACCTCGGCCGTCGATGTTCATCGACTGTCGGAAAAAACCGCCGCGACCATTTTCGTCACCGCGCCCGAAGGCCAGCGTCCGCCAATAGTCAGCCTTGTCGATCTGATCGGTAACAATTTCGGCGAGGTGCGCGGCCATCGTGTATTTGAGTAACTGCACAAAGTGCGGCGGCATCGACGCCTCTGGCACTGAATAAATGTAGTCGATGACGACCGTCGTCATGTTCGTTTGCATGGCGGTGCCGAGAATTTCCCAGCCGATTTGTTGTGGGTTGGCACCCACTGCTGTCGACGAATACACAGCCTGCGGCGTTCCGGTAATCATGTCGGACGGCAGCGCGTATTCGTACGTCCACTCGTTAACCGGCGTCGACGTCAGCTGCGCCAGCTGCGCCTTCTTCGTCGCGAACGAAAACGGATAAAGCGACAAAACCGAGTCGCGAACGCCAGAATATAACGTGGAGCAGGCACCACTGATCTGGGTGCCGTCGTCGAAACTGGAGATCTGACTCTCGCCCAGAAGCAGTAAAGCCTGCGAGCAAATAGTGACGTCAGAGTCGCCTACCGCCATCTCGCCTCCAAGAAGGAAATGGGGCAGGCTGAAACAACCTGCCCCAAGGTGCTAATCGGTGTCGGTGACCGCTAGAACGACCGCGTCGCCGACGTCGACAACGCCAGACGCATTGCTAACAACCACATGGTGAGACGCGGTTGCGGTTCCACCGGACGACGCCCAGCTGTAAATCAGATCGCCGACGCTGACGTCCTGACTGACATCATTAAAATAGCCGGCGGCCCGCACGGCCGTCTGGGCATCCGTGGTTGTGTAGCTCCAGAGCGCGGGAGCCGATCCTTTTTTCGACTGACCGCCGATTGGTTGCCAGCCTGCTCTTGCAAACGCCATATTTTATTCCTCCCTTACGAGGCTGCGCCGGTATCTCGGCAAGTGATTTCGACAATGCCAGTAGCGTCGATGCCAACGGCACCTGCGGCGAACATGGCATTAACCAACCAAGAAACCTTCTCGGCGACGTAGTTGACCTCGACCTTCGAGGAGATGCCCTCGGCCAAACCAACCGCCGACTTGTGCCAAGCAAGGCAAGTCCTGTCGGAACTCCCGTCGATTGCGAGGCCGCCCTCATCCATGTCTCCGATGGAGATGATGGTGAAGCCCATGAACTGCCCGATACTGCCGTTCTCAAGGGGTTTCCCAGCCACATAGTCGCCACTGGTGACCTGTGACTCAGAGAGCAGCGTATTGAGGTTGTTTGCATGCATCAGAAGAAAACGATCTGAGGCCGGGACGTTCGCCCCGTTTAACTGCTTGTGTGCGTCGCGCACCTTCGCAAAGTTCATGTTCGTGTTTGCGCCGCCGATGCTGTTGGCAACGGTCAGCCCGGTTCCGGCACCATCGACTGCATCGATGATCATCTGATCACAGCGACGACCAATCGCTTTCGAGACGACCTCGACAAGTTCCTGACGTTCGCTGAAGTTGACCTTCTGCTGGTCGAACACCGAACTGTATTCGGCCGCAGTGTAGTTAGCCAAAGTGGCAGTCGCCTGCGCGAAGGTTGAGTTCAATGGGGTGACGTCGGTGCTAGGAGTATGAACCGACGCCTGACCTTTACCGACGGTTGGAAACTTCGCCGTAGATCCGACGACATTGGTGCGAAGCCGCACCGTGCCGCGTAACTTCATTTCGGCCTGATACGCCTGCTTCACCTCTTCGGCGAATAGCGTAACAAACGCTGGGGATAGATTTGTGGACACAGTAACCTCCAGAGTTGATTAATCCCGGTTAAGAGACAATCTCTGCCGAGCCGCTTAGACGACGGGGCCTTGGAGGTTACCTATCGCGGCCTAATCTCAAACACGCTTTCATACATTTGTCAAATATCGTCGCTAGGAGAATAGCGGCACCGTCATGGAGTTCGAGTCGATTGGATCGGTGCCAAACTCGCGATCGAAGTCCTTTTGTACTCGCGCCCGATACGCCTCGTCAGTTTTGTAGCGAGGATCTCCGACGCTCGCCCTGATCTCCTCGCGGCTCGGGCGGTCGTGATCAGTCTGTGTCTCAATCGAGGCTTGCTGCTCACCGTAAAATCGCTGCAACTTTTCCATCACCTTGACGCCGGTTGCTGATCCACTCATCAAACGCGCCTCCTGGAACTCGTCGTCTGTGAGAACGCCACGGGAATGCAGTCTCGCGACGTAGTTTGCGACATTCTGAATGCGGTCTTCGGCCTTTGGGCCGAGCATCGACTTTTCCTCGGCAACCGTCCGCTGGACGTCTTCAACTCCCTGCAAGCCGTTGGCGACATACAGGTCAGCGAGTTGAGCGAAGGCGTGTTGCGATATGCCGTATTCCTTTGCCCACTCCGAGAAACCCGTAAGCAACGGGTCATCGGACTCAACGCCAGCCTCAAGAACCGGGCCGACGTCGTAGTCGCCGTCTGGTGCCTTGTGCTGCCCGTGGTTGAATTGTTTACGAAGCTCGGCGTAGGACGTCGCGAGCGTCTCGGTTTTGGGTTCGTTTTTCTTCTCGTCCCAGAACTGTTCCTGGAGCCACTCCGGGCGAGACGGTACATCGGCTGGCGTGTCGGAAAGACT